TACATCCCGGCCCCAAGCTCGTCGATCTTGGAAAAGGGAATCTCCGGCACCGTCAAATCCTGCCGCTTCGATTTATCTATGAAATAGATATAGCGGAGCTGGTAGCCGGGGATCGGCGTGGCCCCTACATAGTCCAGATATTTGTTGAAGTTGTAGGTGCCTCCCGTCACATCAAAAAAAGTCAGGCCGCCCAGCTCCTTCCGGGGAGAAGTAGGGTTGCTGGCTAACGTCATCTTATGGACGCGGGTGCCGTCCGGCAGTTCCGCAAGGTTCAGGTTTTCCTTAATGCCGGTCAGTACAAAGTTGCTGGCCCGGTAGATCGTGCCGTCACCGCAGGAGCAGGCGTCGGCAAAGCTGATGATCCACTTGATCTGCGGCGCGTATTTCTTTATGAGCTTAATGCTCATGGAGATTGCCCGGCTCTCGGAATTGCGGGGAAGATAGCTGTCAAAGGCCATCCGGTTCAGTTCCAGAAATTCATTCCAGCCGGTATCCTTCACCAGCCCGATTATTTTTGACTTATCGAGGCTCGGCCCGTAGCTCATAACGCCGTGGAGCTGGCCGTCCAAGAACACGCCAAAATGGAGCGTGCTGTTATTCACCACCTTGCCGCTGTAATGGTGGGCCTTCATAAACGGGGTCGCCACCTTTGCGGGGATCACTTTCATCACAATCTCTTTTGCCCGGCCCATCCTCACGCCTCCTTTCCCACATGGCGCTCGGCCAGTGTCATTTTTTCGCCCTTATACATCCCGGCCCCCAGCTCGTCAATGCGGGAATAGGGGATTTCCGGGACGGTCAAATCTTTCCGCTTCGCCTTGTCTATGAAATAGATATAGCGGAGCTGGTAACCGGAAAGCAATGTGCCGCCTGCTGCCTCCATATACCGGCCCCAGCTAAAATTGCCGTCCGTCACGTCAAAGAAGGAACGCCCGCCCAGCTCCTTACGCGGGGTCAGCGGGTTCGCTTCCAGTGTCAGCTTGTGTATTTTTGTGCCATCCGGCAGCAGGCACAACGCCTCGTTTTCCTTAATGCCGGTCAGGATGAAATTGCTGGCCCGGTAGATTGCCCCGTCGCCGCAGGAGCAGGCATCCGCAAAGCTGATGATCCACTTCACATGGGGCGCATACTTCTTTAGCAGCTTGATACTCATGGAGATTGCCCGGCTCTCCGAATTGCGGGGGAGCACGCTGTCAAAGGCCATCCGGTTCAGCTCCAGGTACTCATTCCAGCCCGTCCCCGCCACCAGCGGCAGTATCTTGGACTTGTTCAGGCTCGGCCCGTAGCTCATAACGCCATGGAGCCGCCCATCCAGAAATACGCCAAAATGCAGGCAGCTGTTATTTACCACCGTCCCGCTGTAATGGTGCCGCCGCATGAACGGGTTCGCCACCTTCCCCGGAATCACTTTCAGACTAATTTCCTTTGCTCTGCCCACTGCCTCACCACCTCATACACGCCGTTCCCCTTCCGGTTCTCATTGCCGAAGGTCTCCCCCACCTCCTCATGCTCATGCACATATTCAATACACGCCATGATAAGCTCCGCCTGCTTGTCGTGCAGGGTAAGGCTGATCTGCTGGTAGGGCTTCTTCTCCCCGGAATCCAGCGTGAACTCCTCCCCGAACTCGTCCTCGGAAATGCTCTCGAACCCGAACACCGTCATGTCCTGGGCAATGTCCGCCAGTTCCAAAGGCAGCAGGTCAACGTCCCATTCCGCCAGCTCCCCCACCTTGTTGTCCGCCAGCCGGAACGCCTTCACCTGCTCCTCCGTCAATTCGTCCGCGATCACGCAGGGAACCGTCTTCAAGCCCAACCTCCCCGCCGCCTTATACCGGGTATGCCCGGCAATGATCTCATGCTCTTTTGAGATCACCAGCGGCACGAGGAAGCCGTACTGCTTAATGCTGGCCGCCACCGCCTCCACCGCATTGTCATTCTTCCTTGGGTTATTCCCGTATGGATGCACCTCATCCATGGGTAACTGTAAAATGTTCATAACCGCCTCCCGACTAAAAAACGGGCGGATACCCATGACCCGCTCGTATGAATCCAATACATGATTTTCCGCCGCTCCTGCAGCATGGAATTAAAACATAATTTTAACCGCCCCTCCGGGCATTGAGCAGCCGCTCCATCATATCGTCATGGGGCGTTGCCCCCTTGTACTCCCCGGTGCAGTTCTCCCGCACCACCTGATAGATCTGGAACCATAAGTTGTTCGCCTGCTTGGAAAAGCTCTGGCTCATGGAGACATAGGGCGAGGGGATGGCGTTCCCCGTGGTCGGATGCTTCGCCAGGAACCCATACTCGGAAATGGCCTCCTCGCACTGAATCCACCGGGAGATCGCCATGGCGTACTGCTCGATGATCTGCGCCGGTATCAGCTGGGAGCAGCCCCGCTCATGGAGCCATTCCCAGGTACGCTCATAGATTTCCACCGCCAACAGCTCCCTGCCGCTTTTCTGCTGCGCCGCCAGGTACTCGCGGGGCGGCGGCATCTGCTCCCCTTCCAGGTCGGCGGTATCGGAAAACTCCATGACCGTCAGCTTCCGCTTCCCCGGATTGCCCTCCGCCAGCTTATCCGACAATGCCTTTTTCTTCTGTCCCGCGCCAATCCGTGCGCCGCCGTGGCCGTTCGCCATGGGCTCCCACCTCCTTCCTTGAAAGTTCCGGGGCTATATACCCCACTTGAAAGCGCGATTTTTCACGCGATACCCCCCGCCCGCTACCCGTGGGGCGGCACAGTGAGATTTTGCTCCCCCCCTGCCCCTCACCTGCGGCGTTCCCATCTGCCGCCCTCCCGCGCCGTGATTTCGGAATGGCACGGCTTGCAGAGCGCCATCAGGTTCGCCTCGGCATGGGTGCCGCCACGGGATAATGGCTTGATATGGTGTACTTCCTCGGCAGGTGTCACCTTCCCTGCCTTCCGGCATTCCTCGCACAAAGGGTGGGCGGCTATGTAGCGGTCTCGAATCCGCTTCCATGCCCGCCCGTACCGCTTCTTACTTGCCGGGTCACGCTCGTGCTTATTGTAATGCGCCGTAACAATCTTCTGGTGCTCCTCGCAGTACCGCCCGTCTGTCAGCTTAGGACAGCCGGGATAGGAACAGGGACGCTTTGGTTTATATGGCATAACAAATAGCCTCCTTCCGGGCAGAAAGAAAGCCCCCGCAAGTCAATCCCTGCAGAGGCTCTCTCCTGATCCAATATTTTCATGATACCAGTATAGCACATTTAAAGGCAAATAACCTGCCATTAAACTGCCATCTTTTCCATGGCGGCCTTCCGGCCTGCTGTTGCATGATATAAGTATAGCACAGCCGAAAGCAAATAACACGCCATTAAACTGCCATCTTTTCCGCCGCAGCCTCCGGCCCGCTATCCCACGATGCCAGTATAGCATAACCGGAAGCAAATAACGCTCCATGAAAACCCCATCTTTCATTTCCCGAACAGAAGTATGGACATCCGTTTCAACGCCTTCTCCCGGATGCGCTGTATCTGCCGCTCGCTGAAGCTGAGCCGCTCCTGCAGCCGTGCCGCCGCCCCGGAGCGCAGGCTCCCGTTCATGTAGAACTCCCGCAGCACCATCTGCTCCGTATCCGTCAAGGTCGCCCATGCGGGCTCGAACCAGCCCATGTACTCCACCGCCTGCCGATACCGCTCCTGGATCACGTCCAGCGTATCCAGCGACTTCACCAGACGCTCCTCCACTGCCTGCGGGTTCCACCCCGCCGGTACTCCCGTGACCCGCCTGCTGCCCACAGACACCATACGGTCATAAAGCTCCTTCGTTTCCTGCGGCGTGATATTGATGATCTCCCGCATGGTAGAATAGTCCTGCATGGCCGCCACCGTAGCGGACGGCTTGTTCAAATATTTCCAGGCAATCATATGTCTCTCCTTTCCTCCCCTGCGCTGGCCGGTTCCATATCCGCCAGCAGCCTTTTCACATCCTCCACCGAAGTCACCTTCCCGGCAACCCCGCCAGCGTCCTCAATCTTTTTCAATGCAGCTTCCTGCAGCCGGGTAAGCCGCCCGCCGGGCTGCTTCACCTCAAAGGCGCAGAATCGTCCATGAATACAGGCGATAATGTCCGGTATCCCTGCCGTCCCAT